GTATTGGCCATGTTACCGCACAGCACGGGAGGCAATAGATGCAAGTCCACGGCCCGACCTCATTCGGTCTGGTGAATCCACCAGAGGGTATCATGTAATCACTATACAGAAGGTGGACTTCTATATGTCTAACGGATTGATTGAAGGAACCAATCAATTACATGCATCATCAGCAACAACATATAAAGAGTTGGTGGACCGGCCATCCAACCCAAGTGAAGACGGGGCCAAACTGGCTACTAACATCATGCGGCGATTCCGATTCAGGCGTTCAGTGGTTTCAAACAAGATATTCTTTTATAAGATTGATGTGTCGGACACAGATCGGCCTGACATTCTTGCACACAAATTCTACGGTGATCCGCAACTTCACTGGGTTATTCTGATGGCCAACGATATTAGGGATCCATACAATGATTGGCCCCGAACACAACATTCGTTAGAGAAGAAAGTGGCTAAGGTCTATCCCGGATCTAGTCTGTTCCTCTATACTACTTCAATGCTGGCGCAAGGATATGAATATGCCGTCGATGGTGTAGATGTGGTTCCCACCACCACATCCATTCCCACTTCACGAACATTTACTAGGGGAGATGTAATTGAATCCCACTTGACAGGAAAACGAGCATCTGTTCATTCTTGGGATCCCACATACTCTAGATTAATTCTGGTCGGGCCCGAAGCACATTTATTCCCGGATCTCGAATACATCCACAACATAACCACAGGGAAAACACGAATTGGTTTTGGTGTGAAATTTGTGGCAGATTCAACACAAGCGATTCATCACTGGGAAGATGAATTGGGGATTCCGGTCAACCCTCTTGAATTAGACCGATCAACTGCCGCAGATCAAAATGATCCAGTCGGGACTGCAACACGGTTCTATCGTGATGCATACATTCTTAACGAAACGTCCATCAGTCTGTCCGAGATGACCGTACCAAAACATCTCACAGTTGTTACTAATGAACAACATGAAGTTGCAGAGAACGATAAAAAACGGAAAATTAAGATCATTCGACCAGAATATGTTCCAGCACTCACCGCAGAACTGAAAAGTGTGTTTGAACAATGACGGTCAAAGATGCTGGCCGAGCTAAGGTACTTCAAGTTGTGATGCGTGGTCGCAGTGGTGCAACCATCGACCTCACTGATTATACAGCTTACATCCAAATTTATGAGAGTATATTTGAGAAAACCATGTCGGCCAAGATTGGACTTATTGAAGGTCTGAACATCAAACGACACTTCTCTATCAACGGTGATGAACTTGTAACGATCAAGTTCCAAACAATCGGGTTTGAAGATGAATCCACATATGAAGTAACTCTACAGTCCTATAAACTTTCTGGTCCTGATTATGTGTCTGACAACGACCACGCATATGCCATTTATTTGGAATCTCCTATCGTCTATCGCAACAAGAACAAACGGGTATCTGTTCCTTTTGATGATAGGGGTGATGTCATTGTTAAGAAAGTGTTTGATCGTTATCTTAACGATGGGTCCACCAAATCCCAACTGTTTTTTGGGCCCGCAGTATTTAATAATATTAAATTTATCACGCCCATGTGGCGGCCGCTGCAGACAATAGATTATGTAACGAAACGGTGTTTGAACGCTCCGCCTAATTCAGACCCCACATACATCTTTTTTCAAACAGTTGACGGTTACTTCTTCACAAACATGGCACAATTGTCCTCGCAATCACCATTTGCAACATACACATATCACCTAACAAGTACTTCTACCAATTCAAAATCATCATTTGACAGTTTCTTTAAAATTCATGGATTGAATTTTGGAAATATGTTTGATAGATTAGCGCAAACCGAAATGGGAGTATTTAATGGGACTTTGTTGTCTCACGACATTACAAAAAAGACAGCCTCTCCGGGCAGCGTCTACAACTATAGTACTCAATTCGAACGACAGACACATGTAGAGAAACATAAGATCATTGCTGATAGCAATGAAGATTTCACCGGTCATGCGTTGCAACGTCGTACATACGTTCCCAAGAGTTCTTTTCGTCATGATAACATGAGTGATACTGATTTATATGAAGGTTGGATGTTGCAACGACAATCAATGATGAATCAATACTACTCAAACTCTGTTACCATTGATGTTCCCGGCAACACACTCCTCAGAGCCGGCCAAGTATTGAACCTAGACATCCCCGCACCGGAACCATCTGCTGATGGAAAAGATTGGAAAGATCCCTATCTGAGCGGTAAATATATAGTTGCGTATCTTACTCACACTATTACCACATTAGGGGGGAACAGTGAATATATGTCATCGATGGAACTGATCCGTGATTCCTTGCCCCTGGCCTTGCCCGATACGAAAGAGATGGAATAGATGAAAGTGTTCACAGGCAAAGACGGATTTGTGTGGTGGGTTGGTGTGGTCGAAGATCGCAACGATCCGCTTCAGTTGGGCCGTTGTCGTGTTCGATGTTATGGGTGGCATACGGCAACAAAGGCAACCCTGAAGACTTCTGATCTGCCATGGGCTCACCCAATGCAACCAATAACATCTGCTTCTATAAGTGGAATCGGTCAAACCCCCATGGGGCCTGTCGAAGGGACATGGGTGATTGGGTTCTTTCGGGATGGTGAAGATGCACAACAACCCGTCATTATAGGGACTATCGGGGGAATACCACAGGAGCCTAACGATCCCGCAAGAGGACTCCATGACCCCTTTGAAGACCAGGCCGGTCGCCCTAACGGACCATACCCCCTCCTATCGTATTTAGGTGACCCAGCACAGGATGATTCGGGGAAAACCATCTATCCTGACAGTGAACCTGATACAAACAAACTAGCACGGGGACTTACCGTTGGAACCATTGTCGAACGAAAGACAGAATCTGCCAAATCTCATCAAGATCATCCAGTCGCAAACGGCGTCACTGGGGCCTGGGACGAACCAGAACAACCATTTGCAGCACAATATCCATACAATCATGTATACGAATCTGAATCCGGACACACCATCGAACTAGATGACACACCCGGACATGAACGTGTACATGTCTATCATCGCAGTGGGTCGTTTCAAGAGTATCACCCAGATGGATCCAAGGTTGACAAAATCGTATCGGATCATCATGAATTTGTGGTTGGTAGCGAAAAGGTACACATTCTTGGTGACAAAGACGTATTAATCGGCAGTATTGAAGAAGGAGACAAAACTAGCCGATTCACTATTCTCGTACGAGGTAACGCAGATATTCAAGTAGACCGGGACACTAACATTCTCACTAAAGGTGATGCTGAGATACACACAAAAGGGAATGTCGATATGTTGACCAACGGCAACTTGACTATGCAAACCGATGGAAACTACCGACACGATGTCGGCGGCACTACCATCATCAATTCAGCAGGCAACATGACGTTGAATGCGCCACGAATTGATCTCAACCCACCCGGTGGGGCTGGTAGTTCAACAATTGAGATAACAATATGAGCAAAGAAGTATACAATGAATTTGCAGGGCTTGGTGTTTCCATTGTCCGTGTCCTAGACGATCTGAAGATTACAGGCCCCTCAGATGTTCTTGAAGCCGCAACGTACATACAGAAACTTCGTGATAACAAATCCACACTGTTAACATACATTCGTGATCTAGAAGAATCTGAACGAACCAAGAATCAAGGGTTGGCTGGCGTGGGCATTTCAGAGGCCACAATCGTAGACGGTAACTTGAAATTCACGTACACGGATGGAACATCCGGTAGTTTGGGAACTGTTAAAGGAGATACGGGAACAGGTGTGCTCACGGCCGGGTTGTCGGGGGAAAACCTAGTCATCAGTTTTGATGATGGTACTTTGTTTACTCTTGGTGATGTGGTTGGTGACACGGGTGCTGTGGGGGCCACGGGGGAAGGATTGTCCTTTGGGTCTTCATGGACTAGTGGTGTTACATATACACAAAACATGATAGTGAAACGATCTGGTAAAGTGTACATTGCTAAAACAACCAGTGGGACATCTATCAGTTTGTCAGCAAACAAGAACAAAGATCCTGACTCCAATACAACATATTGGGACACACTCATTGATGTGGACGATGTTGATATTGACGGAGGATCTTTCTGATGGCCATCACCGCTACATGGGACTCTTCGGCAACATTAACACCTACCACTGAACTGAAGTATTATGAGTGGCAGATGCAAGCTTCGTTTTCCTCGCCAGGATCGGGGGAAGGTGACCCCCCAGCTGGGGGCTGGCCGGCAGTATCCCATGCAGTCAATTACGCATTTACCACCGGCAGCATCATTCCCACCGGTTTGACTCTCGCCACAGGCGGATTGTTATATGGCCGGGTAGAAGACATGGACCTGTTTGTCCCGGAGTTTCAAAAACCCGGTGGGTTTCATTTCGATGAAGTGAATTATGCTACATGGGGTTCTGCAAAAGAAGGAAGCAAGATATTTTCATTCTCCGTGGATGCATACACAGGATATGGTGCAGGATTGACTCTTGCTCAGATACACTCCATATTGATTCGCAACAATTGGTCTTCAGACCGAGATAATTTCATTCGTGAGATCGACAATAGTTTCTGTATAGATGGTAATCCCGTAACAAACGAAGACTACTTAATCATTATGAGGGATCGGGGTTATTACCCCCATCCTTATGATCCTTATACATAGAGCATGGGAGGATAGTATGGCCGCAGCTGCACGACAATCAGACATATGTTCAGGACATGACTGTTTTCCCCCGGTAACCAACACAAGTTGGTCTGGTGATGTTATTGTGAATGGTTTGGGTTGGCATCGTGAAGGTGATGGATGGGTGGTGCATGTATGTGGCAATTCAACCCATAGCAGATCATTAACCAAGGGTTCAAGTACAGTATACGTAAACGGTAAACAAGCAGGAAGAATAGGCGATCCAATTGGGGTGAATTGTGGATCGTGTATAGCAAAAGGAAGTCAAAATGTCTATGCCGGATGTGGTTGATATCGCAATAGAAACAACAATGGACAACAGAGTTTGGTTCATGGATATTTTTGGTTCATGGGTTGAAGTAGGAATGGTTGTTGCTGCTTTGGTTGTCGGGTTTGCATTCGTTTGGATGACAGTAAGAAAGCAATTTGGTAAAAGAAAACTGTATAAAACAAATCCCGGCCTATTAACAATGCCTGATACCTGTTTTTGGAATGCTCACACAAGAATAAATGAAACACTTACAGAACTACGAGTGAAAAGTGATTGTGCAAGAGTACAACTAGTTCAATTTCATAATACTGGAGAATTTTTAGATGGAATCTCTATGAAGAAATTATCTTTGACACATGAATCTTTAAGAAATGGTGTGTCAACCGAAATGAGTATTAAAAAAGATTTGTTATTATCAATGTGTGTTGATGGATTAACTTTACTTACAAAAGATATACCCTCGCTGTACATAACAGAACAACTAGATGATTCGTGGTGTAAACAATTATTACAAAATAGTAATGTAATATCTTTTTCATTCCTCCCCCTGAGAAAATATAATCAAATTGTTGGTTATGTTATGTGTCAATGGTGCAGTTTGTCCAAGGTTGACGCAATAGATGAGATTGATATTGCAGAAGATTTGGAACGTGCAAGAGCTTTAATAGAAGTACAATTAGATCAAGAAAATAGGAATAAATCACGACATGGCTGACAGATATCGAGATCTCGATCTAAATTTCATCAAACATCCTGTTACATTGGACATATCCATTAAAACGGATGGAGAAGCTATTAAACGATCATTACGTAATTTGATCTTAACAAACATGTACGAGAAACCATTCCACCCAGAAATTAGTTCTGATGTTCGGGATCTTTTGTTTGAACCGGCCACACCGCTGACGGCTATACGACTCAAGAAAGCAATTACAGAAGTTATAGAAAATTTTGAACCAAGAGTCGATCTTTTGGAAGTATCTATTTCAGACGATATAGATAATAATGCATTCAATGTAACCATAATTTTCAGGGTGCAAAACGTAGATCGTTCAGATACAATTACGTTTGAACTCGAAAGGCTGAGATAAGATGGCAAAGAGCAAACTACGAGTAACTGAACTGGATTTTGATCTCATCAAGTCCAATTTCAAGAACTACCTAAGAAGTCAATCAGAGTTCAAGGATTATGATTTCGAAGGTGCTGGCATGAACATTCTCTTGGATGTTTTGGCCTACAACACACACTATCAATCGTTCTATGCCAACATGGTGGCCAATGAAATGTTTTTGGACAGTGCAGTTCTTCGAGACTCGGTTGTTTCTATTGCAAAACACTTAGGTTATACGCCCCGATCAATACGTGCGGCAACAGCAATTGTTGATGTAACAACCGTAGGTGAAGGTGAAGATCCCGGCACTTTGGCTGCGGCCACCGTTTTTGAAAGTACACTAAACGGAATTCAATACTACTTTGTTTCGGCCAATGCAGTAAAATTCAAAGATAACGGTCTTGGTGCGTGGGTGGCTGAGGATGTTATTTTACACGAAGGACAACGCACCCTTACCACCTTTATTGTTAACAATGACGACCCCGACCAGAAGTTTATTCTACCTAGCAACAACATTGATACCACCACCTTGGATGTTCGGGTTCAGAAGTCGATATCAGATGAGTCTGGAAGTGCAGACAGTTGGGTGTTGTCAAAAGATATCGGTGCCTTGTCTTCCATCTCAAAGGTATATTTTCTCCAAGAAACAGACAACAATCACTTTGAGATATATTTTGGTGATGGTATCGTTGGTAAAGAGTTAGAGTCAGATAACATCATTGTGGTTTACTTCACCTCTACAAATGGCAAAAGTGCAAACGGAATTGGAAAGAATGATACCGTCAGTAACCCGTCATTCACGATGTCATCTCAATCTTCATGGAATGTTGTGGTTTCATCCCCCGCAGTTGGTGGTGATGATCCTGAGACAATACAGTCTATCAAGTTCATGTCACCCAAGTTTTACCAAGCACAGGATCGAGCAGTAACGATTGAAGACTACAAGACGTTGATGTTATCACGGTTCAGTGATGTTGAATCGGTGTTTGTGTGGGGAGGTGAAGACAACGATCCTCCGGTCTATGGTAAAGTATTCATCTCTATGAAACCCATTTCGGGAACTTCATTCACCGAGGGGCAAAAACTGGCCATTCAACAGGATTTAAAACGGTCCCAATCGATTGCCGGCATTCTACCTGAGATTATAGATCCAGATTATGTCTATATCTCTGCAAACATTGATGCCTATTTCGACCCAAACAAAACATCAACCTCGGCCAAATCTATTGGATCTAGGATCATTCAAAACATCTTGAACTATGGTGACACCCAACTTGAGAAGTTCCAGAGAAATCTCAACTTCAAAGACTTCATGGGACTTGTTGAAGACACCAATTCGGCAATAACCCGCACAGAAGTTACATTATCAGTTGAAAAACGATTAATTCCTATCTTCAACGCACCCAACCCGTATATAATGAAGTTTGGCAATGAATTGCAAATATACCCCGATGGATCTGACAAACGAACAATTAGTTCGTCGTTCTTTTCTTACTTAGACACCAACAGCAACATACAACAATATTCATTCTTGGAGGACAACGGAAAAGGTCAACTCCTTATCTACTATATTGACACCACAGGAGAGAAACGGATAATCAATGCAAAATTAGGTACGGTGGATTATGACAAGGGTGA